TACGCAAAAACAATCAAACTTTCTTTCGGCTGCCCCCCAGCCGGCCCCGGCGAACGCGCGCGGTTTCGGCTCCGTTCGCACCGCGCCGACGCCGCCGGCAGCCCGCGCGGCGATCGCGATGCCCTGCCCTGCGAACGCGCGGCCGGCATCCGCCGCGCGAAGTTGCCGCGCCGCGGCGACCTTCCGAAATCGTCGCGGTAGACTTGCCGCCTTCGGCGGCAACCGCGAGGCGGGCCGCATCTAATGGCGAAACGTGGCGCGGCCAAAGCGAGCAAGCCCAAGCGCCAGCCGGCGAAGCCGGCCGCAGCCGCGCCGGATGCCGCCGTCAACCGGCAGCAATACGAAGCCCACCGCGAGCGGATGGCGCGGCGGCAGGCGGAACTATCCGAAAGCGGTAGGGACATTGGGCCGCTTCCCGCGGTGGTCGATCCCGCGCGAAAGGCTGCCGCGGGCGAATCGTTCCGCGCGTTTTGCGAATCGTATTTCCCGGCGACCTTCGCGCTTGAGTGGTCGCCCGATCACCTTCGCGTAATGCAGGCGATCGAATCATCCGTGCGGCTGGGTGATCTGTTCGCGTATGCGATGCCGCGCGGCAGCGGCAAGACCTCGCTTGCCGAAGTCGCCGCGTTGTGGGGCGCGCTCTACGGCTATCGCGATTTCGTCGCAATCATCGGCGCGGATGAGGAACACGCGCGGACGATGCTGGAATCGATCAAGGTGGAATGCGAAACCAACGAAAGGCTTTTGGACGATTTCCCCGAAGCCATCTTCCCGATTGCGGCATTGGAAAACATCCACCAGCGCGCCGCGGGCCAACTCTACAAAGGCAAAAACACCAACATCGTTTGGACGGCAAACGAAGTGCAGTTCCCCACGATCGAAGGATCGAAGACGAGCGGCGCCATCATCCGCGTGGCCGGCATCACCGGACGCATCCGCGGGATGAGCGCGAAGCGCGCTTGCGACGGCAGGAAGGCGCGGCCTTCGCTTGTGCTAATCGATGATCCGCAGACCGACGAAAGCGCGGCTAGCCCATCGCAAGTAGCCACGCGCGAAAGCGTCTTAAAAGGCGCTATCCTGGGGCTTGCCGGCCCAGGCAAAAAGATTTCCGGCCTATGCACGGTCACGGTAGTGAAACCGGACGATCTAGCCGATCGGCTACTAGACCGCTCACGCCACCCCGCGTGGCAAGGCGAGCGGATGCGGCTGGTCTACGATTGGCCGCAGGCGGAAGACCTTTGGGCGCAGTATGCGGAACTTCGCCGCGACGGGCAGCGGACGGGCCGGGGAACCGCGGAGGCCACGGAGTTTTATCGGCAGCGCCGCGCGGAAATGGACGCGGGCGCCCGCGTGGGCTGGGAGGCGCGGAAAAATGATGACGAACTATCCGCGCTCCAGCACGCTTACAACCTCCGCATTGACCGCGGCGAATCCGCGTTCGCGGCCGAATATCAAAACGATCCCGTAGTCGAGCAGAACGAAGCCGGCCGGCTGCAAAAGCGCGACGTTGCCGCCCGCGCGACCAACGTACCGCGCGGCGTTGTGCCGCTGGGGCATGACACGCTGACCGCGTTTATCGACGTTCAAGAAAAGTTGTTGTTTTGGCTTGTGGCTTCTTGGTCGCAATCGTTCGGGGGTCACGTTGTCGCCTACGGCACATACCCCGATCAGTCGGTTTCATTCTTCGAAGCCTCGCACGCGAAGCGGACGCTTTCGCTCGCGAGCAACGGCGCCGGCTTCGAAGCCTCGCTATCGGCTGGCCTGGAAGCGGCTACGGTCGCGCTCATGGGCCGCGAGTGGATGCGCGAGGATGGAACGGCAATGCGCGTGCGGCAAATGATGATCGATGCCAACTGGGGGCAATCGACTACCACCGTGCGAACGTTCGCGCGGCGCTCCGCGTTCGCGGCGAACATTCTCCCTAGCCACGGGCGCGGCATCGGCGCATCGGGGCAACCGCTCACCGACAAGGGCAAGGCGCGCGGCGATCGCATGGGGCTGAATTGGCGCGTAGGTCAAGTCAGCGCGGGCCAGCGATCCGCGCTATACGATACGAACTGGTGGAAATCATTCGTAGCCGCGCGGCTGCGGCTGCCGCTGGGTGATCCCGAAGCGCTCGCGCTGTGCGCTGGGCAGCATGAACTACTCGCGGAACACCTCACCGCTGAATACCCGGTGCGCGTCGAGGCTCGCGGGCGCGTGGTCGATGAATGGAAGACCCTAGGCCGGGATAACCATTGGCTAGACTGCCTAGTGGGTAGCGCGGTGGCGGCATCGATCGCGGGGCTATCCCCAGCCGCCACCGAAACCGGCACGCGGACGCGCCGCCGCGTGGAACTGCCGAAGGGCAACGGCGGGAAAATCACGGTGCGCCGGCGAACTGGCTAGCCGGGGCCGCGGCCGGAAGGCCGCGTTTCCCCCGCAAAAACCGGCCCCAAAAAAATAATTGGTGGAGGGCTGGACAGGCTATTGCCGATAGGCTATAGTAGGGCAGTCGCGAGCAAATTGGACGCGACCAATTACGAAAGGGCTAGCAATGCGTTTTCCTGTTTCTTCGGCTGTTGCAAAGGTAATCGGAATGACTGATGGGGAGTGCCATCGGTCGCCACAAAAGGCTGCCCGCCTTGCTGCGAAAATCCTTCGCCAGCACGGATACGTTAGCCGCTATTCCCATAGGTCATGGGATCGGGGCGTGCGCTGGTATCGTTCGGAAGCCGACAACTCGCCCGGTATCGCAGAGCAGGCAACGGCGGTTCTGGGGCGCGCTATCGCAAGCGGTGAAATCAAAATCAAATAAAATCAAAAAACAATTCCAACTGAAAAACCACAAACCGAAAGAGAATCCAATGAACGCAGTAAAAGAGATTAACGGCAAACGGATCTGGTTCGTTGACGGTCGCGCGGCATTCGTTTGGGTTGAGGGGCATCGCAAAACGTGCGGCATCACTGGGCGGAAAATGGTCATTGCTGGACACTGGAAAAAAGCCAAGTAATCGCAGGGCGCAACCCATGCCACGCATCACGCGAATCCACGTTAATCAACACGTTATCCGCCGCAACGCAAAGACCGGCGAGGCGGCGCCGGCGCTGACAGTCAAGGCAGGCGGCAGCAACACCTATTGCCACTCCGTGCAGATTCTTGGGCCTAGCGCGGTGGTCTATTCGCCGTGCAAGCCGCTTTCGTGCGGGGCTAGGGTCTGGATCGAAACCACCGCGCCGGTTGTGCTGGATGGTGGCGCCGCGCCGGCCGGCGGATCGACAAAGAAGCGCAAGCGTGGCGTTGGGCCGAAACCAACGCGATCGAATGGCGGGAACCGATGATGCGATGCGCCGCGCGGTGCATTCGCTCCTATTTGGCGGCTGCGGCTAGGGGTAAGGCGAGAATGTGGATTCCCCCGCACGATCACGATGCCCACCGGATTGCCGCGTGGGGCGACTAGGCCACAGACCCGCAGGCCGCGCGGCCTCGCCGCGTAGCCTGCCGGCATGGAAACAATTTCGCTCATCGCTGCCGATGGTCTAGCCGAATCCGATGCCGTGGCGATTGCTCGCCGGCTCACGCATTCGGGCAGCGAGTTCCAGATTGAGATTCTGCGCGTTCTCAACGGCGAGGGTTCCAGCGCCACCCCGATAGCCCTTTGGCATTCGGATGGCTGCCTAGCCGCGTGGGCTTGCTCCCACCGCTGGCGCGAAATGCAAACGCTGGAAATGTTCACGGACGAACGTTTCCACGGTCGCGGCATTGCGTCCGCGCTGTCTACGTTCCTCATGGCTGCGGGCATTCTCGACCGCGGGCAGACGCTCGCGGTATTCAGCGAGACTACGCAGCGCATCGCGGAGCGGATGCTATTCCCAGACGTTAGGCGCTTCGAATGGAACGGCGCCGATTGGGTGCGCTCGCAGCCATAGACCCGTACACGCGGCGCGATAGCGCGTAGCGTTAGGGCATATGGGCGACGAACTGCGCGAAGCGATCGAATCCACGGCGACCGGCCCCAGGAGGGTGCGCACGGATGCCGGGGAAGTCGAATCGCAGGACATTTCCAAGCAGATCGAAGCGGACAAGTATTTGGCCGCGAAGGCTGCCGCCGGAACGAAGTCGCGCGGCCTTCGGTTCAACAAGTTGATTCCGCCGGGATCGTACTAGTGGGAATGCTGTCGCGTATGTTCGGGCAGAAGCGGGCGCGGGTTGCGGCGCCGCCCGCTCGCGTGCGCGCGGGCTTCGATGCGGCAGAATCAACCGACGATCACCGGCATTGGGCCAATGCCGATTATCTGTCGATGGACGGGGCGCTTACGCCGCTGAAGCGGGCGCGGATGCGCAATCGCGCCCGATACGAACGCATTAACAATTCCTATCTCGCCGGCATCGCGGAAACGCTCGCGGTGGATTTGGTGGGAACGGGGCCGCGGCTGCAACTCACCACCGGCGCGCCGGAAGCCGATCGCGAAGTCGAAAAGCGCTTTTTCGATGATATGTGGCGCATCGATTTGCCGGCGAAACTCCGCACGATGCGGCAGGCGAGGCTTATCGATGGCGAGGCATTCGCGCAACTGTTCAGCAATCCGGCGTTGGATGGCGTGCAACTCGACATTCGGCTTATCGAAGCCGAAATGGTTGCCACGCCGCTCGGCATGGACGAAGGCATCACGCCCGAAGGCTCCGCGGTCGATGGGCTGGAGTTTGACGCCGCGGGCAACGTGATTGCCTACCGCGTGCTGCGCTACCACCCCGGTAGCAACTGGTACACGGCAGCCACGGATTTCACGCGCGTGGACGCGCGGAATATGGTGCATTGGTTCAACCGCATTCGCCCGCAGCAAAACCGCGGCGTTTCGGAAATCGCGCCATCGCTGCGGCTGTTCGCGAATCTGCGCCGCTACACGGAAGCCACGATTGCCGCCGCGGAAACCGCGGCCGATCTTGCCGCGTTCATCCATTCGAACAGCCCCGCCGCGGAAGTGGACGAGGTTACCCCGTTCGAATCGATGGACATTGAGAAGCGTTCGCTGGTGACGCTGCCGGAAGGCTGGAGCGTTTCGCAGTTGAAAGCGGAGCAACCGACTAGCACCTATGCCGCGTTCAAGCGCGAAATCGTAGGAGAAATCGGGCGCTCGGTAGGTCTGCCCTTCAACATTTCAGCGCTCGATTCGTCCTCATACAACTACGCTTCCGGCCGGATGGATTCGACCATCCATCAGGCGAACACGCGCGTTATGCGCGACGAGTTGGAACGCATCTGCCTTGATCGCGTGTTCCTCGCGTGGCTTGACGAAGCCGCGCTAATCGAAGGCATGATCCCCGCCGGCTTGCCGCCGATCGCGGAATGGAATTGGGCTTGGGTTTGGGACGGTCGCGAGCACGTTGACCCGGCGAAGGAAGCCACCGCGACCGAAACGCGGCTGCGCACGAACACGACAACGCTTGCCGCCGAATACGCGAAGGCCGGGAAAAACTGGGAAACCGAATTGCGGCAGCGTGCCGCGGAAATCGCGCTCCAGCGCGAACTAGGGCTGCCGGATATCGCGCCGGCTTCGCCCGCGATGCAACCCGAAGCGGAGCCGCAGGACGCATGAAAACCAAAGTCTGTTTTTCGGAAATGCCGGTGGAGTTCGTCGCGGCTGCCGCTGCGGCCGAAGGCGAAAGCGTTGGCCCGCGCAAGGTTCGCATCGTCGCCTACACGGGCGGCGCCATCCGGCAGGGATGGTCGCGCGAGCCGATCGTGATTGACCTTGCCGGAATGAAACTGCGGCAGCAAATCCCGATCGTGCTGGGCCACGATTACGCGCTCGGTTCCATCCTGGGGCAGACCACCGCAAACGGCATCGAAGGCGGGCAGTTGATCGTAGAAGCCGAAATGCTGGCTTCCACCGATAGCGCCTCGCGCGTGCTGGAGTTGGCCGATAAGGGCTTCCGCTGGCAAGCCTCCATCGGCGCCGACGTTTCGCGCCATGAGCGCATCCCGGCCGATCAAACCGTAAGCGTGAACGGGCAATCGTTCCACGGCCCGATCCGAATCGTAAAAGCCTCCACGTTGCGGGAGGTTTCTTTTGTCACCCTTGGCGCGGATGACGCAACCGCCGTGCAAATCGCCGCAGACGCGGAGGAAACACCTATGGCGCACGACGCCAACGATACGCCCGTTGAGCCGATTTCGGCCGCAACGGAAGCCCCGGCGACCGTCGCCGTGGAAGCCCCCGCCATCACCGCTACCGCCGACGATTCCGCCGGCCTTAAGGCTGCGGTCGCTGCCCTTACGGAGAAAGTCGAAACCATGCAGAAGTTGCAGGCCACGCGCGAGAGTCGCGCCCCGGCCGTTCATGTTGTGGCCGATACGGTCGATCAGGGTCGCGTGGTCGAGGCCGCGCTGTGTCTCCAGGCCGGTCTGCCGAATGCTGATAAGGCTTTCGACGAGCGGACGATCGAAGCCGCGGAGAAGATTAAGCGCACGGTTTCGCTTGGTGATGTGTTTGTCGAGGCTGCCCGCGCGAACGGCTACAACGGTTCGCACCGGATCAGCGCGACGAATCTCCCCCAGGTGATCCGCGCGGCCTTCGCCACGCACGCGATTTCCGACATTCTGTCGGCCGTCGCGAACAAGTTCCTCCTTTCCGGTTTCAATGCCGTGGAGCGGACTTGGGATTCGGTTTCGCAGACCCGTAGCGTTTCCGATCTGAAGGCGATTAACCTTTTCCGCTTGAACGGTTCGTTCAAGTTTTCGAAGGTTGGCAACGGTGGCGAACTGAAATCGGCTGACGCGAGCGATAGCAAGCGTTCCGTTTCGGCGGAAACCTACGGTGTCACTTCTAGCATCACGCGCACCGATCTGATCAATGACGATATGAACGCGCTTAGCGCGGTCACTTCGCGCATTGGTCGCGGTGCGGCCCTCGCGATGAACGATGTGATCTGGGGTGAGTTCCAGAGCAGCAATAGCACCTATTACAGCAAGGCCACGGCTGGCAGCGGTAACGCGCTGTCGCTCACCTCGCTGAAGGCTGCCGCTACTGCCTATCGGAAGTTGACCGATCCCGATGGGAACCCGCTCGGCATCGCGCCGCGCGTGCTTCTGGTTCCGCCGGAACTGGAGTTGACTGCCGCGGAAATGATGTCGAGTTCGCTCCTCATCAGCGGCAACACGACGGCCCAGGGGAACGCCAACGTTCTCGCCGGTCGCTATCGCGTGGTTTCGTCCGCGTATCTCTCCAGCGCCTCTACTTGGTGGCTGTGTGCGGATGCGGCCGATCTGCCCGCGATGGACGTTGTTTTCTTGAACGGGCAGCAGGCGCCGACGATCGAACAGGTCGAGGCCGATGCTTCCGTGCTGGGCGTGACGCTCCGCGGCTACATGGACTTCGGTTGCGCCAAGGGCGAATCGCTCGCGGCCTACCGCATGGCGACCGCTTGACGTTGATTCGAACCGTAGCCACCGCGGCGGCATAGGCGCCGCCGCGGTGGCATGACTAATCAAAACCAATCGATAGAAAGTAGGGTTTCATGGCTTCTTTTGTGCAAGTTGGCAAGAAGTGGGACTACACGCCGGGGAGCGCGGTCGCCGTTGGCGCCGTGGTGGTTCTCAATGACACGATTGCCGTTGCGGATCGCCCGATCGCGGCGAACACGCTCGGCGCCGTCGCGGTCGATGGTGTGTTTTCGTTCCCCAAGGCTGCGGGCGCGATCGGTCAGGGTGCGCTGGTCTACTGGGATTCGGCCAATTCCAACATGACTACCACCGCCAGCGGCAACAAGCGCGCCGGTAAGGCCGCGGTCGCCGCGGCCAGCGGTGACGCTTCCGTGTTCGTTGCGATCAACATGGGTTGATTTTTGATTCCCACCGCAAGCCCCCGGCCGCGGCCCAACCGGGCGCGCCGGGGGTCTTGCGTGGGATGGGAGCGGCGCAATGGCAGACACAATCCGCAGCGGCGCCGCGTGGCTGGCCGATCAACTGAAAGCCAGCGCCGGAACCGCGGTCGAGTATCGCCGCGGCGTGGCTTCGGCCACGGCGACGGCGGTTGTCGGGCGCAGCGTGTTTGAATCGCAAGACCAATCCGGCGTTTCGGAAACCTGGGAAGCCCGTGACTACATTTTTCGCACGGCGGATTTTCCGCATAGCGAGCCGAAGCGCGGGGATCGCATCGTAGAAACGTTGGCCGGGGTTTCGGTTGTGTTCGAAGTGGTTTCGCCGCGCGGCGTGCCGCTTTACCATCACGGCGACCCGTTCCATTCGACTATCCGCGTGCATACGAAGCGCGTGGGCGTGACAACGTAGGAAGCAACTCATGCCATTCTATTCGATCCCGGCGACCGGCGGCGGTGGTTCGTATGACCAATCACTAAACACGACTGACAGTGTGACGTTCTCCGATGTGTCGCTTGGAAACGGCGGGGAGTTCGGTCTCTACAACGGAACCAAGATCCTTGTAGGCACGTTCGACAACATGACCGGCGGGGCGAACGGCATCTCGCTGTTCTGCGCCGTGGGCTACGAACTGAACTGGCAGGGCGGTCGGATTCGCAGCGTGATGATCGGCGACCCATCGTTCGCGCCGCAAACGATTCATTTCGATTCGCCGGTTGCGTTCAACGCTGGCACGGCACCAAAAGTCGTCGCCCTGACTTACGCCGCCACCGTCACCACCGACGCCAGTGCTGGCGACATCTTCGACCTCACCCTCACTGGCAACGTCACGCTCGCCAATCCGACGAACCCCGTCGATGGCAAGACGATCCGCTGGCGGATCACACAGGATGGCACTGGCAGCAGGACGGTGACGCTGGGCAACAAGTTCGTCATCCCCTCGTCGGCCACATCGCCGCTGCCGTTCTCGACGGCGGCAAACAGGATGGACATTCTGGCTGCAACGTATCACGCGGGGCGGGACAAGTGGGACATCATCGCATTTGTGATGGGGTACTAAGACATGGCAACTCTGTATTTTGACAACAACGGCGGCGACTCCGATTGGCAAACTCTGGGCAACTGGTGGACAGACCCGCCCGAAGCCGATCCACGAAACGCTGCCGCAGCGCTGCCGACGAGCAGCGACAGCGTTCACATTTACGGCCCTGAATGCACCAACAGCGGGGCGCAGCCAACAGTAGCCAATCTGACCGCGAATCAAACGAATATCGACCTGGACATCACGGTCACCGGCACCGGCACTGTGGAGTTCGTTAGGGGATATCTCGCCGCAGGAAGGACGCTGACATATACCGGGCGAGCCAATTTTGTTGACGGCTGGGGCATCAACTACGGCACCGTCAGCGGAGACGCGACGTTCAACGGCAATTGGGAAAACAACGGCACCGTCAGCGGAGACGCGACGTTCAACAGCGTCTCGCGAAACAACGGCACCGTCAGCGGAGACGCGACGTTCAACGACGATTCTTCGTGCAACAACATCGGCGGCACCGTCGGCGGAGACGCGGAGTTTAACGGCACTTTTTCAATCAACGACGGCACCGTCAGCGGAGACGCGGAGTTTAACGGCACTGATTCAGCCAACAGCACCAACGGCACCGTCAGCGGAGACGCGACGTTCAACGGCCACAATTCAGCCAACAACGGCACGGTTAGCGGAAGCGCGACGTTCTACGGCGACAACAACGGCACCGTCTGGGGCGGCGCCGCGTTCTACGGTGATGCAAAAAACTACGGCATCGTCGATATCAACGCGACGTTCCACACCGGTGCGACCGGCAACTACGGCACCGTCCTCGGAGACGCCACGTTTTACATAGATGCTGACAACTTTTATAGCGGCACCGTCAACGGCAGCGCCACATTCTACGGCACTGCGTCAAACAACGGCACTCTCGGCAGCGCGACATTCTATGAGTATTCGACCAACGAGAACGGCGGCACCATCACTAACAACGCGACATTCAATGACTACTCGCAAAACTACAGCGCCACCGTCAATGGCAACGCGACGTTCTACGACAACTCTCAAGGCTACGGCACCTTCAACGGAGCCGATACGAAGTTCTTCGACAACTCGTACTTCACTGGCGGCTCCGTCAGCGGCTTCGCGGAGTTCTACGATCGTTCGGACGTTCGTTCTGGCGGCTCGTTCAACGGCGGTCTCACAATCTATGGCGATCCTGTGATGGCTACCGCCGGACTCACAAATAGCATCACAAATGGCACGTTCACCTTTTCCCGAGCGCAGTTAGGTATCAACGGTTCCTCTATTCTGGGAGTTATCTGACATGAATCTGTCCCAGCCCGTCACCATTCAGCCTCCAGCGATCACCCGCGCCAGCGGCGAGGTTCGCACGTTTCAGCCAATCACGCTGACCGAAATAGATGTGACGATCATCGACAACGCGAAGACGAAGACCTGCGTGGCGCGGATTCGGCCCTGCCCGCAGGCAATCGCCCTGTGGGAAGGCGCCGCCTACGACACGGCTGGCGACTACACGCAGTCGCAGGTTGAAGCCCGCGTGCTGGAGTTGCTGGGCAGTGATGTGAAGGCGGGGCTGGAGGCTCTGTTTGTCAGGCCGCAGCCGGTGCGATAAGTCGCGTCACACACCTCGGCGGCAAGCAAATGATCGCGCAACTCACTCAATCGCTCGCCGCCCGGCTCGCGGAACTGCACGCGGAGCATGGCAATACGAATTGCGTTCCGATGCCGCGGACGCTCATCGACGGCCGGCTCATGCTCTGCGGCGACGTTTTAACGGAAGTGGGCGAAGGCGGATTGCTGCACGGAATGTGGGCCGCGGCCGATCGGTCGGTTTTGCTGCCCGCGGTCGAGGTGATCCCGTGGGCGGATGCGCTGGCGTTGCTGCCGGCGGAAAGCGTGGAGGAATAACGCATGGCTTCCCCACT